ATTTTGAATGAATGGTTGAATCCAAGTGAAGATGACACAAAAGAAGAGGAATCTAAATCAGATACCGTTTCTACATCTGAACTTGAGAAGTCTAAAGTATCTAATACATCAGATGCTTTTGACGACCTATTTAATTCATAAATAATAACACTATTAGTGTGTGGCAACATACAACAAAAGTAGAGATGGGTGTTATTGTATTCCCTAACTACACACTATTAACTTGATAGGAGAAATGAATGTCAAAGAAAAAGGCATCAGTAAATGATGTGTTGGCTAGTACATTAGCCGATTCACTAAATAAAAAGTTCAAAGATACTAAAGTAGCATACTTTCTTGATGGTACGGATACAACACCTACCGATATCAAGGATTTTATTTCTACTGGTAGTTCCATGTTAGATTTGGCAATATCAAATAAGCCAAATGGTGGAGTTGCAGTAGGTAGAATTACTGAAATCAACGGATTAGAATCAAGTGGAAAATCTCTACTTGGTGCTCACATTCTCGCAGAAACTCAAAAGAAAAATGGAGTAGCAGTTTATATAGATACTGAAACTTCAGTTTCTCAAGAGTTTATGGATGTGATTGGTATTGATATGGGTAAGATGTTATATCTACATTTAGAAACTGTAGAAGATATCTTTGAAGCGATTGAAGAAATCGTAACTAAAGTTCGTGAAAGTGATAAAGATAGGTTAGTAACTATCTTGGTTGATTCACTTGCTGGAGCTACTACAAAAGTAGAGTTAGAAGCGGACTTTAACAAGGATGGTTGGGCAACAGCTAAAGCAATTATTATTTCAAAGGCTATGAGAAAGATTACTCAAATGATTGGAAGAGAGAAAATTGCTTTAATATTTACCAACCAACTTAGACAAAAACTTGGAGTAATGTTTGGAGACCCTTGGACAACAAGTGGTGGAAAAGCATTACCATTCCACGCTTCAACTCGTATTCGTTTGAAGAATATGGGGCAAATCAAAGATACAGGTAAAAATGTATTGGGTATGAAGTGTAGAGCACAAATTGTCAAGAATAGATTAGGCCCACCTTTAAGACACGCAGATTATGATATGTACTTCGACAGGGGTATTGATAATTATGGTGCGTGGTTGACTGTGTTAAAAGAACATAAGTTAATTAAACAAGGTGGTTCTTGGTATACTCTTACAGACGAAAAGGGTAAAGAACACAAATTCCTATCAAAAGATTGGGAAGAGTTGATTACCAGTAATGATGAGATAAAAGAGTATGTCTATAAAATCATTTGTGATAAGGTTATATTAAAGTATCAAGAGAAACTTGGTATTGATGATGTAGAATTCACAGATGAGGTTATCGGTGATTAATCCGAAACACTTATCTATACTTGAGGAGATTAAGAAATCTGGCGGAAAGGTTGATAGTGGTGAACCAAATGACTCGGTTTTACTGATAGATGGATTAAACACTTTTATTAGAGTGTTTTCCGCAATACCAACTACTAATGAGGACGGGATCCACATTGGTGGAATAGTTGGTTTTTTAAGGTCGATTGGTTATACTATTAATATGGTAAGACCCACACGAACTATCATAGTATTTGATGGTAAAGGTGGGTCTAACCGCCGTAGAAAAATCTTTCCAGAGTATAAAATGGGTAGGAAGATGTCAGTTCGTTTAAATAGAACGACTGGTGTTTCACTTACTCGTGAAGATGAACATAAGATGATGATTGCTCAATTAAATAGAGTGATTGAGTATCTTGAATGTTTACCTTTAACCATTACCAATATAGAAAATATAGAAGCAGATGATGTGATTGGATATTGTGCAAAACATATATTCAAAGATTCAAAATCTACTATAATGTCAACCGATAAAGATTTTCTACAATTAGTTGATGAAAATATCAAAGTCTATTCACCTACAAAGAAATTAATGTATGATGAAGATAGAATTTTAGATGAATATGGAATTAATTCAAAAAACTTTTTATTGTATAGAATATTGGATGGAGATAAATCAGATGGAATACCTGGAATTAAAGGTGCTGGATTAAAAACATTACTGAAAGTGTTTCCATTTTTAGAATCACCACATGAAATTACAATAGATGATTTATTAAAAAGTTCTTTGGTAAACAAAGACAAATATAAAGTGTGTGAAGTGATTAGTAAATCAGAAGAACAACTACATTTAAATAAAAAACTTATGGATTTAACAGATGGTATTATGTCTGGAAGTTCAAAATTAAGAGTTAAGAATCAATTAGAACAACCAATCCAAAGAATTATTAAACACAAATTTCAAAAAATGTTTTTGGAAGATAAGTTATATACAGCACTACCTAATTTAAATAGTTGGTTAGCAACAACATTTAATAGATTGAATCACATGGCAGAGAAAACTCATGGGTAGAAAAATTAAATATAAAACAAAAAAGGAAAAGAAAGAAGCTCAAAAAAGATGGCAAATGGAACACTATAGAAGAAATTCAGATAAGATAAAAGCAAAAGCTCGTGAACGATATCGTGAAAAGAAAAGAAAAGAATTTTACGATAAAAAAGTACAAGATTTATATAGTAATTTAGGATGACAATACAAGAACATTTTAAGAAGTTTTATAATATGGAACCGTATATTTTCATTGATGAGAAAGAGTGGAAATATATAATTGAAACATATGAGAAAGAAGATGTAATAGAAGAATTATCAAAAGTATTAGTAACATACAGGCCACCTATCCCAGTTATATCGGAACGACAAACACTCAAGAGTTTAAACAAATTAAAAGGTTCATGGTGGCCTGATATTTTAATAGAAGATGAATGGTTTCCGAGAAATGAAAGGAAATCAAAATATCCATTAAGTGATTTTTACTTCAAACGAGATAATTCAGGTAATAATGCTTCTAATCCATTTCACATAGAGAATAGATGGAAAGTTGATTGGACAAGGACACCAAGTGGATGGAGAACTTGGCAAACAGTAAAAGGAATTAAAACAATAGTTAGGGCATTCTATTCATTGGAACAAGTATTAACAAAGGTTGATGAACAATCAATTAGAATGGCAACCACATTAAGAAAGTATGTTGCATCACAATTCAAACCAAGTATTGCTAAAGCTTTTTATGATAGGTTTGAGAGTGAGAATGTATTAGATTTTAGTTCTGGATGGGGAGATAGATTGGCTGGATTCTACGCATCAGATAAAACAAATCATTATGTAGGAATTGACCCAAACACAAAGAATCATCCTAACTATAAGAAACAAGTAGAGTTTTATAAAAAACACCAAACAATATTTGAAAGTGATAAATATGTAGATTTAATATGTAAACCTGCAGAAGATGTAGATTATACACAATATCATAATTACTTTGATACTATATTTACATCACCGCCTTATTTTAATGTTGAAAAATATTCAGAAGAAGATACACAAAGTTATATTAGATATAAAGATATTGATAGTTGGAATAAAAACTTTTTACATAAAACTTTAGAGAAGATTATTCCAACATTAAAAAAAGATGGAATACTTGCAGTTAATATTGCAGATGTTTATAATCCAAAGGATAAAGGTTATTTTGATATATGTAATCCAATGAATGATTTTTTAAAGTCTAAAGGATTAAAATATTATGGATGTATTGGAATGGAAATGACAAAAAGATTTAATAGTGGTGGAGCAGGAAATGCTAAAAGTGAATATTTTGATGAACACTTGAAAGAGAAAACACAAGAAACACAAAATGTAGCATTTGGTGAACCAATTTGGTTATGGAAAAATGTCAGTTGATTATAATATATTAAGTAAGTTTATAGACGAAGATAAAATAACTTTAGATTATCATAAAGTTTGCAATAGTTTAGAGAGAATAGATGATGATGAAGCTCTTGATATTATTTTCAAATACTATAGAAAGAATGGATTCCCACACTATACAATTCGTGAAGAAGAGAAACACGAACAGATGAGAAAGTTACAGAATTTTAAACACGAACAAATACTTGAAGGTGATGAGATAACTCAGACTATGAATGGATTGAGATTGGCATGGAGTTACTTTCCACAATTTTGGGAAGTTCCATGTGGTAATGCAAAAACCACACCAATGGAAAACTTTCACGATGATGATAAGTTAAAGGAAGTAATTAGAAAGACAATCAAATGGCATTTTAATCATAGTGATAAACCACATTGGACAGAGAATAGATTCAGACAGAACATAAAGATATATGGTGGAACACAAACCGTATCTAATTTTCGTCCTACTGCTGCAAAATACATTTATGAAACTTATGGTGGAGATGGTGTAGTTTGGGATATGAGTTGTGGTTGGGGTGGACGATTACTTGGTGCACTTTCATCCAGTAGAGTAAAGAAATATATTGGTACTGAACCATCAACAAAAACATTTAAGGGATTGAATAAGATTAAAGAAGAGTTTAGTTATCTTGGTAAGGAAGTAGAATTACATTGTCTTGGTAGTGAAGTATTCAAACCAAAAGAAAAAGTAGATTTATGTTTTACTTCACCACCATATTTTAATACTGAAAAGTATGCGGACGAACCTACACAAAGTTATATTAAATTTCCAACAGAACAAGAATGGATAGATGGATTTTTATTTCAAACTTTACAAAATACTTTTGATTCTACGAAAGATAATGGATATTTATTATTGAATATAGCGAACACTTCGAGTGGGAAAAATATAGAAAACGGAACATTAGAAATTACAAAACAATTAGGTTATAAACACATCAACACACTTAAATTAAATTTATCAACAATGGCCAGAGATGGTGATGGTTCTGGTTCAAAATATGAACCTATCTTTGTATTTCAAAAGGAAGTCAAATGAGTGAATCATTAGTAAAATACGGAACTTCATTTCAGAGTAAAATTATATCAAGTTTGTTAACAGATGTTAAGTTTACAAAACAGATTATAGACATTCTTGAAGTAAGTTATTTCGATACTGATTCAAATAAGTTTTTGGTTAAATCAATTAAGGATTATTTTTCTAAATATAAATCACAACCAACAATGGAAAGTATTAAAGTTATGGTTGATGATGTAGAGAATGATGTATTAAAAACAGCAATTGTAGATTCATTGAGAGGTGCTTGGCAACATAGAGAAGACCCAGATTTAGAATTTGTTAAAGAGAAAACATTAGAATTTTGTAAGAACCAAATAATGAAAAATGCAATCATGCAATCAGTTGAATTATTGGAAACTCAACAATATGACGATATAAAGGGAATTATAGATAAAGCAATGACTGCTGGGATGGAAAGAGATATAGGACACGAATATATTACTGGTTTTGAAGAAAGAATGACAAAACAAGCAAGGGATACTCAACCTACGGGTTGGGATAGTGTTAATGATTTAATGGATGGTGGACTTGCTGGTGGAGAACTCGGTGTTATAGTTGCTCCAGCAGGAATTGGTAAATCGTGGACACTACAAGCACTTGGAACACATGCTGTAAAAAAGGGATTAACTGTAATTCATTATACATTGGAGTTAAATGCAGCTTATGTTGGATTGAGATATGATTGTATTATTAGTGGACAACCTACAGGAAATCTTCAGTACTACAAGGAAGATGTACAGAAAGCAATTGATAAATTAAAAGGTAACTTAATCATCAAGTATTGGCCAACAAGAACTGCTAGTGTGAATACCGTAACTGCTCATCTACAACAATGTGAATTACAAGGAATAAAACCAGATTTGGTTATTGTAGATTATGCTGATATTATGAAATCTACTGTCAATTTTACAGAAAAAAGACATCAGATAGGTCATGTTTATGAAGAACTTCGTGGAGTGGCAGGAGAGTTTAATATACCAATATGGAC